TCGACGAGCGACGGCGACCCGGGCGGGCCGACCGTCAGCGAGGCGACCGAGGTGAGCACCGACAGCACCGCAGCACCGCCCACGGTCACGCCGGCGGCCCGCCAGTCCAGGGCGAGCAGGTCGACACCGTCCGCGGCGAGCAACGCCACAGCCGTCTGTGCGGCCGTCTTCCCGGCCCTCTCCACCACGGCGAGCCAGAAGGCCCTAGTCAGCACCGCAACCTCCCACGTCGAACCTGTCATAACTGAGGTCAGCCGCGGGTGCGCAGGAGCGCCGCCCACGTCTTCTGTCCGCAAATCCCATCTGGGACGAGCCCATGCGCCCGCTGGAACGCCGTCACCGCAGCCTCGGTGCGCGGCCCGAACAAGCCAAAGCCCGGCTCTCCCTGCTCGACCAGCCCGAGGATGCGGTGCAACTCCTCCACCGCAGGACCCTGGTCGCGGCGGCGCAGCGTCGGGCGGGATGTCTCGCCGGCGACCGCGGCCCGGAACGTGGCCAGGTCGAAGGTGGGGTCGCTCTTCCGCCCAGCAGGCTTCGCGACCTCGCGGTGTCCGAGGATCCGGGCGTACGGCACCCCGTAGTGGTCGGCCAGCGCGCGGGCCAGCCGCACGTAGGCGTCGTACTGCACAGCCGTCCACACCACGCCCGGGGTGCCGACATGCTCGGCCTCGATGCCGATGGCGTGCGCGTTGCCCTGCCACGGCTCGTGAGTCGGCCCGGCGTGCCAGCACAGCCCCGCGGCGACGACGTGCACCGTGCCGGACCGGGCGAGGACGATGTGCGCCAGCGGCCCCCGCAGATCCGGGCGGCCGTCACGGACCACCCGCAGCGACGGCGCATCCCCCGTTGCCGGGCCCGCCGTGTGGTGCACGACCACGGCCTCCACGCTGCGCATCGCGCCGTGTCCGCGGGCCCTCCACCCGGTCTCCTCGACGACGGGCAGCCCGGACTTGCGGCAGGCGTCGGCCAGATCGTGCAGCTTCACGTCTGCGTCACCGTGACCGTGGTCGAGTGCCCACCCGCGTCGTCCACCCCGGACCCGTCCGGCGCCGGCGGCGGCACGATCCCGGCGCGGCGGAGCGCCGAGCGGAGGTCGGCGATGTGCTCCCGCAGGATCTCGATCAGCTTCCGGTCGGCGTCCTGCCCAGCCTCCAACCCGCGGAGCCGGGCCCGCATCGACCCCAGCTCGGTCTCGCGGTGGGTGTCCCGCTCGACGAGCCGCGCCATCTCCACCCGCAGCCCGATGCGCTCCTCCTGCAACTCGTTGACCAGCAGGGCGTAGCCCTGGGGGACGTCGGTGAGTAGCTTGCGGGTTTCGGTGCCTCGGGTGATGTACAGGCCGAGGAGGGTCAGCCCCCCGCCGACGACCGCGGCGCCAGCGGTGAGAAGGGCAGCCGCGACGGTCGGGTCCAGCCCGGTCACCGCTTCCTCCCACCGCACAGGCGTGCGTTGCGGACCGCGACGACGGCGCGGTGCAGGTGCCCGAGCGTCCCGACCAGCGCCAGCACCGTCACGAAGGCGAGCAGCACGGTCGTCCAACGCAGCGGCGTACCCAGGTTGTTGATCTGCCCGCCCGTGGACACGATGCCGTAGCCGAGGAGCGCGACGAACCGTAGCCTTTGGTCCCAGCCCTCGGGCGCGTAGACCAGACACGGGCCGATGGCGAGGGCGAGGCAGAGCGCGGCGACGATGATCGTGTATCGCAGCGTGTCGACGGTCATGGCGTGTGCCGCAGGTCGATGCCGTAGACGACGACCTCACCGGCGGCGTCCGGGGCGTCTCCCTTGGCCGTGCTGCTCTGTGTGTAGCAGCCGACCTTCCAGTACCAGCCCGATCCCGTGAGCGGCAGGTCGGCCTTCTGGGCGCCGTTGTAGGCCACCCGGACGCGCTTCCCCGTGGCGTCGATGCGCACCGTGAACCGGGTGCCGAGAACGTAGGCGTCGTCGAGCACGACGGACTTCTTCCCGTCCGCGTACCGCAGCGTCAGCCGCCGGGCGGCCAGGTGGATCTGGATAACGTCGTCGTCGCCGTCGTGGATCTGCCCGGCCACGACCTCCGGTTTCACGACGGGCGTCTCGGTGATGGCCTGGTCGATGGTGAGGGTGTGGCTGCCGGTGGCGTTGGACCAGGCGGCCTTCTCGTCGCCGTCCATCTCCCGCAGCTCGGAGCGCGGGTAGCCGCTGCCCGACGTGCTGACCCCGTCGCAGCGCGCCCGGAACACCACCCCGCCGTCACGCACCCGGAACCACTCGTCCGAGTACGTGTCGAGCTCGGGCTGCAGGATCTCGGTCGGCCTCTCCGGCCGCCCGGTCGGGAGCGTCAGCTTCCACGGGTGCAGGTCGAGCACCTGCCCGGGCACTCGCGCGGCAGGCGGTGTGTCGGGGTGTGTCGGAGTGTGTCCGAGTGCTGCGACGGTGTCCTCCACGGCCGCCCGCATGGCCTGCGCGACGGCGTCCCACTGATCAGGCATCGACGACACCGCCCTTGACCTTGACGCGGCGGATCCGGGCCGGCTCGCCCTCGACGACGGTGACCGGGTCGGCCTTCTCCGGCTTCGGGCCGCGCGCCCGACCGGGCCGGGTCACGGTCTCGACGACCTGCGTGCGGGTGACCGTGTAGCCGGCCGCCTCCGCGCCGTCGGCGATGAGGTCGAGCGCGTCGTCGAGGGCGATGCCCTCGGCCTGGACGGTGAGGGTGGCGGCCTTGATCTGGTCTGTGGTGTGCACGGTGAAGCTGACCGTGCCCTGGTCGGGCATGGGGGTGTCCTCTCAGGTCGGGGGTCAGGAGTCGAGGCGTGTGACGCGCAGCCAGGACCCTTCGCCGAGGATCGTGTCGCTCGCGTCGGAGGTGTTCTGCGCGAACTGCAGCTGCAACGTGCCCGCGGTGCTGGTGGTGATGTAGCCGCCGAGGCGGGCGGAGATGTCGATCGTGCCCGTGGACTCGTCGTCACCGGCGGCGGACAGCGCCGACGTGATCGCGACGGTGGACGTGTCGGCGTAGTTGACCCGCTCCCGGCCGCCCACCGCCGGCGACCCGGTGACGTAGGGCCCGTTCAGGGACCACCAGCCGTCCGACGAGGCGGGCGACGACCACCCGAACTTGATGTCCGCGGTCGGGTTGCTGGTCCAGCGGAGCCAGCCGTCGATCGCATAGGTCGCGTTCGCGGACAGGGAGAACGCCATGCCCGTCGCGTTAACCAGCGTCGTCGAGGTGTTGACGGTCTGGTCGGCGGCGAGGAACACCCCGGAGATGAGGTCGTTGAGGTCTCCGGCGGTGATGACCTGCCCCGCGCTGAACGCCATGAGTCAAGATCCTTTCAGAGCCCGAGGACGGGTGGCTGCCACACGCTCACCGGTGTCCCGGCAGGTTTAGCGGCGGGCATGGTTGCGCCAGTGACGGTGAACTCCTGCAACGTCCCCGTGTCGGCGGTCGAGGTGGCGGCGGGCAGCAGCTCGACCGCGGCCAGCGTCCAGGTTTGCCCGGCCGGGGCGGACATGCCGACCGTCACATCCCCGGCAGCGGACACGGGCTGGTAAGCGCCGTACACGCGGACGTTGCTCGTCGAGCTGGTCTGCGTCTGCACCGCGGGGGCGACGTAGGTTTGCGCACCGGCGGTGACGTCCCAGTCGGCGCACAGCCACGTGATCACCGACAGCTCGTCGGTCGCGGCCACGGTCGCGGACGGCAGGCTGTCGGTGCCCAGGTACGGGGACGCACCGGCCGGGGTGCCGGCGATCTGCGCGTCCGCCCAGCGCTCGACGATGATGCCGTGATCGTTGCTGCCGGTCTGCCAGGTCACCGACACGCTCATGGAGCCGGGGCTGGTGCCGACCTCGGCGACGAAGATGAAGATTTCGGAGTGGCCGGTGGCCTGGATGTGGCGGTGCAGCCCGAACGTGAGGTTGCCGCCGGTGCAGGTGGCGAAGTTCGGGTCGTTGAGGTCGCCACCCCAGCCCTTGACGACGATCACCTCCCCATCCGAGGGGGTGAACGAGGTTGTGCTGGTGGTAGTGGTGCCGGTGTCGACGTCCAGATACGACGCGACCAGGTTGGGCCGCACATCGCCGGGGGTGTCGTCGGCCGGCTCGAACCCGGGCAGCGCCGACAGGACATCGTCGAGGAGCGCCCCGAACGCCCCGTCGAGCTCGTGGCCGATCCCCGGCGGCGTGGTGAGGGTGGTGGTGAACCCTTCCGCGGCGTACAGCGCAGAGCCTTCCTGCGCGTCCGTGAGCGCGTCGTAGCCGTCGCTCACGAAGTCGCCGTTGTCGAGGTCGCCCGTCCACCAGTGCATCGGGAAGTTGGCTTTGAGTTCGGCGGAGAACGTGGGCGTGCCGACGATCGACCCGCCACCGCCGATGATCAGCGCCCCGCCGCCGCCGGACAGCAGGGTGTTCCCGTAGGCGGGCACGAAGTAGCTGTTGATCTGCACGGCGCCGCCGGAGTAGCCGACCAGCCAGATCCGCGACGTGTCCACGTCGTACGTGGCGGTCAACTGCTGGATCAGCTCGGCCAGCCACTGCGCGTTCCGCGCGCCCGCCTCCCACCAGGTCACCGTCCCCGTGGTGTCCGGCGAGAGCGGCACGGCCAGGATGTAGCCCTTCGCCCGCGCCACATCGGGCAGCCCGCGATGCCCGCCCAGCGAGTACTCGTCGGTCGGGTTGAGGTACTCGTAGGCGCCATCCCCGTGCAGGTGCACCACCAGACCCGCACCGGAGGCCGGGGTGTCGTCGGCGTACACGTGATAGGTGCCGGTCAGCCCGTCGGAGTCGGTGAAGCTCACCCCGGTCTGATCAGTCCACGCCCCCAGGGTCGGGCCCGTGTCGGCGCACGCGGTGGCCGTGACCGGGATACCGCCCACGTCGAGCACCATCGGGTACTGCGCCGCCGCGGTCGTCCAACGCGGCCCGGCGGTGGTGGTCACCGACAGCGTCGACGCACCCGCCGCCGCCGCCGCCGCGAGCTCGCAGCCCTCGGTGTCGGCGCGGCCGACGTGGTCGCCGTCATCGTCGGTGTCGGCGGCCACCGTGGCCACCCGATACGGCTCGTAGGGGGTCGTGTTGGCGATCACCCGCCACTGGTGCTGATTGATTGTCTCGGTGTAGCCCTGCAGCAGCAGCGACTGCGTGTCACCCGGCAGCTGCGTGCGGGCGTCCAGCAGGTTGACGACGTCGATCCGGCCGCCGATCTGCGTGGCCAGCCAGTCCTCCGCCAACTCGGGGTTCTTGGCCAGGTGGAAGGCGACCGTCGGGTACCGGTAGGTGAAGGCGCCGGCAGTACCGAGATGCAGCCGCCACTGCGCGTGCGCCAGCGCCGCATCATCGGAGTAGAGCGGCAGGGTGGCCGACTGGTCGTAGAAGCCGATCGTGGCGGTACCCAGCGGCCCGTCGACGTCCTCGGCGAGCTGGTCGGCGCCGCCGTCGCGGGACACCACGACCCGGTTGGTGATGCCCTGGTCGTCGTCGACCGGGTCGAACGGCTCCAGCAGCTGCGATTCGGCGACGTCGATGGTGAGGTCGGCAGGGTCGCGGCTGTAGCGGTAGCGGCGGGTCGTGTAGGTGAGCCCGAAGTCGTGGCCGTCGTACAGAACCCCGCCGTCCACTGCCGCAGCCGACTCGAGCAGCGGCAGCAACTCGCCGGCGAACTGCGGCCCCATCAGGTCCGACTCCTGCGGGCGGGGGTTGTCGGGGTCGTCGGCGTCGACGACGGTCACCGACACCCCGGCCTCGTCGGCGAGCCGCTGGATGCGGGCGACGGCCTGCTCCCCATCCCATCCGGTGAGCTCGTCGAGGTGGTAGTCCTCGGTGATCGTGGAGTAGACGGCGACGTGCCCGACCACCCAGTTCTGCGCGCCCGGCGCGATGATCTCGGCCGGGTCGATCCCGTCGTCCTCATCGTCCGGGTGCGTGTTGATCCACACCTGGGAGATCCGGCCGATACTGCCCGACCATGACCCGGTGGACACGGTCGCGGTCGGCTCCGGCCCCTCATCGACCGGCACCAGGGTCAGCGCGTAGGACACGGTGCCGCCGGACTCGACCATCTCCAGCTGCAGCACGAAGGCGCCGCCGTCGACGGCCAGCGCGAACTCCGTGTTCTCGTCCGACCCGTCGTCGGCCTGCACCGACAGCGAGCCTGCGGTGGGGCCGTACACGACGGTGACGTTGTCGCTGCTCCCGGACACCTCCAGCGCCAGGATCTCCTGGCCGGGGACGGCGCCCGAGTCAGGGAAGCGGATCAGCATCCGCACCGCGCCCTGCCCGGTGCTGGTGTAGCGAGGCACATCGGCGTACAGCTCCGCCGCGTTCAGGGTCGGCAGCGGCTCCGACGCCCCGAACGACTGGTCCGCGGCCAGCTCGGGCGGCTTGTGATCCTCCCGATCCGGGTAGAGCAGCCACTCCATGCCGTGCCGGGTGCGGCCGGTGACGACCTCACCGAACCGGGACAGGGTGCCGGCCTGCGCGGTGGTCTCGGTCATCGGCCAGTAGGCGACGACCTTCCCGGCCGCAATGTCATGCTCCAGGATCGTGCGGTAGGTGGAGGGCACCGAGGTTTGTGACTGGTTGAGGCGGCGTAGCGTCCCGGACGCCTCCAAGACGACGATCGCGTCGGTGCCGGTGAGGTCCCATCCGGGGGTCCATCCCACCGCGTGGCCCTGGAACAGGCTCACGTAGGTGCCGGTGTTGGGGTCGAGCCGCACCCGGATGGGGGTGTTGCGGCGCACGTAAGGCCACCACTGCGACGTGCCACCGAGCCCGTAATCGCCGCTGCGGTTGTCCAGCAGGACGCTGCACCGGGACGGCTGGGCGGCGCCGGCCTCGTCGGCGCGGCCCATCGTGATGCTGACGGTGGCGCCGTCGGACTGCCGCACGTGGTGGGTGATGTCGTGCCAGTCCCAGCCGTCGGGGTCCGCGGCCAGGTCGGCACCAAACGCGGCCTGCACCTGCAGGTAGGCGGCGGCGAAAGCGTTCCGCAGGACCTGCACGGCGACGAGCACCGTGACCTCGTCGAACGCCGGGCCCTGCGAGTTGGTGGCGGTGTAGCGCAGCACGTAGGTGCCGGGCACGGTCGGTGTCCACGACAGCGCCGCGGCGGAGGCGAGGGTGTCGCCCACCTGGTCGGGCCCGGACTCGACCGTCCACGCCCTGCCGCTGATCGCGAACCCGTTGTCGTCCTCGGTCGCGGTCCTGCTCAGCGTGTCGCCGTAGGCGAGGGTGACGTCCGCCCCGGCGGTCACGGCCGGCTCGGCCGTGACCGTGACCGTGATCTCGTCGGACGTGTTGCCGGCCGAGTTGGTGGCCGTGTACCGCAGCGTGTAGGTGCCCGCGGTCGTCGGCGTCCACGACAGGGTGGCGGTGCTGGCCAGCACC